TCCTGAGATGCTGATCGCCTTGCCCATAGTCATCTGCAAAAACTTGTCAAGGTCGGCTGATGAGACATTGGGCGAATCCAACTGAATCGTAAATGACGACATATTGATTCTTGGGACTCTGCGAAGTGCGACATACTTGTCAGCCAGTTCCTGAGCCTCAGCTGCATGTTCTAATTCTGTGCTGATCGATGCTCCCAGCAAACCATAAGCTGCAATGGATGTGGCATCACTTGCAGTCTTAGTCCCTGACTTCCATGTCAAATTGATTGAGTTAAGAATATCCCCCAGAGACTTGGAAGAAGCTACTGATCGCCACAAAATGTAATTCTCTGGGATTGCTTGATAGCCAGTAGCAGTCACAGCAATAGTTCTGCGAGACTCATTAGCCCAACCGACTTTGCCGTCTGCTGTTTCGTAAATGTAGCCGTTAGCCATGCCACCATATTTAGCAGCTGTGGTATAGGCATCTGCTACAAACGCGCCAGTATCCGCAAACTCGTAAATGCCTGGCGAATCAACGACATCAATAGTAACGCCTGCATCTGTCAAAACTGATGTCATGCGAGCTGAGTCAAATTGCTTTGCATATGATGTTGAAAGAATTGTGCGAGACATGGCAGCAAATGGACCAACAGCTGCAATGGTAATAAATGCCACTTCATTGACCGATCCAACGGCTGCCATGCGATTGCCAATAGATGTGACCTTGCCTGTAAATACTGTACGAGCCGTCGGAGTTGCATTATCAACCTTGACAACGACTGAATCATTGATCTCGAATGCGTAGTCTGTGTTGTCCCAATTTGCGATCTCGATAGTGGCATATCCTGCGCGAGCCTGCTCCCAATAGGAATTGCGACCATAAGTCACAGTTACATTATTGACAGCCTTTGAGGAGAACTCAACCCCATCAATGACTACTGAGCAGTTTGGATTCCAAGTCATTTTATCTATCGAATGCGCTCACTGCGAAGTTTGCCAAAGTGCCACTTGTATTGGCTTCAGTCTTTAGAATAGTTGAAATCTGTCGAGCAGTTGATGCTGGGTCTATTGCTCCATTAACGGTAATGTTATTGACAGTTGTAGGAGTTGCAGTTGGAGTTGAGGCTGGCTTGAAACCACTTGGCAATGACGCACTTGGCACAGAGATCCCAGCTGATGCTGTTGGACTAGATGGTCCATTGATTGTAGGAATGTTTGGCAGAATAGGAATGGCGTTGTATGCTTTAATGACAGTATTGATTGCGCTGATGGCTACACTGACTGCTCTAGTAATACCTGAGATGACATCACCGATAATATCTAGGATTGTACCTGCGACCTTGCCAACGACCTTGAATGCATTGGATAGTGTAAAACTCAGAATTGGAACAATGTAATCAACAATAAATGTTCCAAAGGCTTGGAATGTTTCTTTGTTATCCATGATGGCTTTTTTGATTGGCTCAAAATAAGCAGCAAACTTGCCAAGATTAGGAATGACTTGCTCCACAATGATATTGACAAACTTTTCAATAATTGGAAGCAACTGCGCACCAATTGTTTCCTTGCCTTCATCAAATGCAACTCTAAGTCTTTGCATGCGACCTTCAAAGGTTTCCGCCTGCTTGGATGCCTGTCCCTCAAATGTTTTGGCTAGTGATGCAGTTGCAGCATCAAAATCTTTGGACTTGATGATGTTCTCATCGATTCCACCGCCCAGTTTCTTGAGAGCTGTAAAGTTCCCGTCATGTGCTCTGGCTAACGCCTCTGAGACTGCCTGTAAATCTTTGCCCGTGCCCGCTGCGATATTGATTGCGAGTGTCTGTAACTTCTGAGCTTCTTCGACATCCTTTGTTGATCGAACCAAACGATCTAGCGATGGACGAAGTTTGTCATCTGTTACACCAGTTGCTAGAGAAGTCTTGAGAATGTAATCCTCAGTTTGAGCAATAGTTGCCTTTGTGGCTCCTGTCACATTCTCTAATGATGTGGCTAGGCGTAACTGTGCCGCTTCATCTTCGATAGCAGCCTTGACACCTTCAACGGCTAACTTGCCTGCATAAGCAGTTGCAGCAACACCAGCTGCTAAGAATGCTGCTCCTGCTATCTTGCCGAACTTTTGTAATTTGCCAGCAAAGCCTTCTACCTCTGTTGAGGATTGATTGAGTTTCTTTTTGAGGTCATCGACATCTGCAAGGATGGAGAGCTTAAGAGTTCTATTGCCAGCCATTAATTATACTCCTTTAGGATGCGATCAAACGCTTCTTCCCATTGTTGAACCAGTTGTGGCTGGATTGCTCGAAGTGTCGGATAGATAAAATATCCAGTATTACCTCTGCCTTTAGATGGTGTGCGATTGGGAAATTGCTTGAAGCGATTGGAACCAAACTCCATGCCATAAAGGACATCTCTAGTATCTGCACCGCCCGAGAACTTCTGAGATGCAAAGCCATAAGAGAACTCACCTACTTTGGAAGATTTTGAAATCTTTACACCGCTGGCAATTCTCTGAGCTGCTATTGGTGAGACTGTGCGAGTTGCAGCAGCATCCTTGATTTTGCCAGCAGCAAACTCAGCCAATGCGGACGATTCCTTCTTGGCTTCTAAGATTGCCTGATCTGACATTGCCTTGAACGCGGAAGTGATTGCTCGGAGTTCTCTGCGATCATAACTGATTGCTTCAGTTGCCATGTCGCTCCTCCAATATCTCAAGTGCCGTTAAAATGTCCTCTGCGCTTTGCCATTCCTTCATCGGGATTCCTGTGGCAATAGCCACTTCTATTAGGAGTCGGCTGATGCTTCCTGGCTCATGGCTTTTGGGTCTGACTCACCGACTGTTATGTCTGCGACAGATTCCATCCAAGCTTCGAAAGGTTTAACTGGACGACCACCGGACTCACGCTTGATAGTGTGAAACGCCAAGAACAATAAATCCCAGATGCCTGCGACTTCATTGAACTTAGTTGTGGAATGTCCAGTCTCCTTCTCCCACTTAGCCCACTCTGGCGGCTGTGCCACGACTGTGACTGGATCGCCTGAGTTGTATGTAATTGTGATTGGTAATCTCATTGTTTGCTCCCGTTGTTTGATTCTTAGCTAACAGTTAGTGTTGGCTTGGCTGTGCATTGTAGCGTGAATGTCACAGTCTGAGCATCCTTGCCAGCACCATTTGCTGTTGGGAATGATGGGTACAGATTGCCTGTAAATACTGCACCTGTTGCAGCTGTGAATGTATAAGCCAATGCTGTGTCTGGTGCTGAGTTAGCAGCAGCCCATAGAAGTTCACAGATTGAGTATGTACCACCTCCGCCTGATGCGCCCCAGTCTGCGAGGATTTCCATTGTCATTGTTGCATCTGTATCGACTGTCTTGAATACGCGACCATCTAGTGTTTCGTAAGCCTGACGATCTAGTGTTGTTTCGAGGCTGACATTGAGAGCTTGAGCATCGTAATTCTTTGAGTCGATAGTCAAGGTCATATCACGCCCTGTTATTACTGTTGTTGGCACTTGTTGCTCCTTATGATTGGGTGTAGTAAGTAGCGACACGAATGTCTGCTACGAGCAGTTGCCCTGCTCCTACTGTAGTGACGGTTGGTCTATCGACCGCGGTTAGCTCGTATCCTGCTGGGATTAGGCTGACCACACTTGTGATGAGTTGCTCGAGATTGTCCAGGCTTGCTGGATTCGAGTTATATGCGACCGCGCATGTAATGGTCATATTGATCCGAGCGCGAAAAGTTGAGTTGCTGCCGATTGTCTGAAACTCCATGTACGGAGAATCTGGAACTATTACCACTGCTGGAGCAGGGATGTTTTCCGGCACATAAGCAAACACATTAGCTGCGACTGATCCAAGTGCTGTGGCTAATGGTGTGCGAACCGCTGAAAGTATTGTTGATGGCATTATTGACAAATACTTCCGACATCAACCAAATTGCCTAAAAGCCCTGAAACACGATTGTAAAGAGACCTGCCCATACGGAATGGCGTTGGAGCAAAGTCCACACCTTCGATCTGTCCACCTGGTGCTGTGCGGCTTTGAAAGATTTCAACTGATACGACAGTCACGGCTGTTTCTACTGCGCTGTTGCCGACATAAGTCGATGCGCCTGTAAGGGTTGCAGTACCGGATGGAATAATGTTTTTTGAGATGATGTCAGCGTTAGTGATAGCAGCTGAGAATGTGTAATCATCTAGCAAGTTTGTAGTGATCGTGCGAGTACCGTTGAATGGAGTTCCGCATCCTGCGATCACTACTGATTGACCTTCATTGAAAGGTTGTAGATTTGGTGTTGAAAAGTAAGCAATGTTGTTAGTAAGTGATACTGCATCGATTGCTACTGAATAAGAATTAAGCATTGGCAAAATAACTGCTTCAGCACTATCGATAATGTCTGATAGAACCGCATCGCTGTATAGAGAGGACGAAACGCCAAGAACAGATCGAAGCTCGGAGGCTGTGATAATTGTTGGCATTTCAGTCCTTTCCATACTGCTGGGGGAGCGACCGGGAGCAGCCGCCCCCCCATGATTAGTTTGTTATTAAGTTAGGTTGAAGCGACGAACGCCTGCGCCGACCTTAGTTGCGATTGCGTAGTAGCCATAAACTGCTACTTGTAGGCGACCGTTAGCCAAAGCCTGAACCTGGATTTGTGTCTTTGGTGCTTCGTAGAATGTGACTGCCTCTGGTACTACCAAGAATGCAGAATCATCGATCAATGTTGTCACTGACATATGTGGATCAACAAATAGGTTTTGACCCATTACTGTTCCTGTTAGTGATTGAACTCCGACATTACCTGGAGCATTGGATGGCTGTGCAGCTGTGAATAGTGGACGGTTTGTTGTGTCCTCAGCTGTGATGATTGACTCCCACCATGCTGTGTTAGCAATGATGTTCTTAGCAAACTTACCTGCTGCGAGATATGCCGCTGGAGTTTCCTTTGCGATGTACGCCTTGAAACCTGCGATTGTTGCAGCCTGTGTTGTTGCTTGTGTTCCATCAGCTACGAGCTTTGCTACTAGAGCGCGATCTGTTGCCTTTGCGTATGCGTAGTTAAGTTCCTTGATTAGTTCATCGTAGAATGCTGGTGATGAACGATCTAGAAGTTCCCAAGATATGTTCTGAAGTCCGGCTGCCTTCTTGACATCAACTGTAATGTAAGTTGAAGCCATTTCAGTTCCGCCTAGTGCTTCACCTTCTGTTGAATCTCCATCAACTGTTGGTGCTGTACCAATTTTAGGAATTGTGAATGACATTCCTGAAACAGGTAGTACGCCGCGAGTTACTGCACTAACAGCTGGACGACCATCGATTGAAGTTGTGATGAACTCGTTCATGTGTGGTGCAAGTGTTAAACCTGTGTTTGTTGATGTGTCGTTAGTTGCTAGAACTAGCTGACGAGCATCTTCATCACCCATTGATGCCTTGATGTTCGCTTCCAATAACTGACCTGCTGTGAGATCAGGGTTGATGCGTGGAGTTGTGTAGAACGCTGGGCGTGTTGCCGCAGCCTCTACTTTGTGTGCTTCTACCGCTTCAGCAACGGCAGGAGTCTCTGGAACGGTAGTGTCTGACACTTGTTCTCCTTCTGGTTGAACTTCTGAAACGGTTGTCTCAGAAACTTGTGTGGCTTCTTCTTCAGAAGCTGCGACCTGCGAAACTCGCGCAGAATCGATTGCTGGATCAGTAACCAAAGATGTTTCAACGATTGATGACTTTGAAATCACCATTACGCCATCTTGATTGTCCCAAGCATCGACCTTGACTCCTACTGAGAAGCCATCTCGGAGTCCATCAGCAGCTTCTACCAAAGCATCTTCGCCAGCCATTGTGTTGGCTATCTTAAATGTTGCATCAATGCCTTCTTTGGTAACTTCGTATGAAAGAAGTTTGCCGATTGGACGAGTGCGATCATGCTCTAATAGCAATTTCACATTCTTGTTAAACTTAATTGACTCAGCAGCAAAGATTGTTGGTCCAGCAGATGTGTTGCCCTGCTCGTTCCATGTAACAATGCGACCTGAGATGGTGCGCTTGTCTGAGTCTGCTGCTGTGAGTGTGACTGGCATATCGATCTTCATCGAATCAAGTCCTCCTCTTCCTGTATTTGTTCGATCGACATTGCGCCGATTGTGTTGAGTATCTGATAAACCTGTGCGCGCTCTAATGCGTTACCACGAAGAAAATCATCTAAATCAAAACGGACTTCTGAAGTAGATGGGCAAATGTCCGGTAATGAAAGTCTGGATTCGATTGCGGAAAGGATTGGACGCATTGAGTAGTCCACGAGAGAACGCCTTTCCGAAGTGGCGTTGGAATATGTCGTCGAAGTGTTTTCAGCGGAAAGGAAGTACGCTGGGATACCTGCTGCGCGAGCAACTTCCAACGCCACATATTGACGACCTTCAACAAGTTGTAATGACTTTGGATCAAAGCCAACAGATTGCATTTCAACATCTGCATTTAAGAATGCTGTTGATCGAGTTGCGCGAGAATTGCGCCATGCTTCAAGAAGTTTAGCAATGCGCTCAGAAGTTAAGTTTGTGCCATTGCTTTTGAGAACCATTGATGGTACTGGCTCTTTAGCATATTGAAGTGCTGCTTTTTCAAGTTCGATTGCAGCTGTAATAGTGCGACCTGCGCGATTCAAGAAACCTTCATCAAAACCATCGAAACGGATAATTGAGCCAACTCCGCGAAGTGGAGCAAGGTATCCATCTACTTCATAAGCATCGATTTCATTCATTGCAAGGTTATATTTTGCTTGAACGCGTTTTGGATCAATGCGAGTCCATGAACGAACACGACCATCTTCTGCATAAGCATCGAGAACCAAACCAAAACCAACACCGTAAAGCCAGATGTCTTCTGCGAGCCAGTTGTAAACGACAAAACCGGAGACTCTTGGATCGGGTTGATTGATCACTCTAAGCGGCTCGATGTGAGCTCCGGTAATTTTATTGTATTGCTCAAGTGGTAATGATCCTATTGTGCCGCAGATAATGTTTCGAGCTCTTGCGACCGCTGGAACGCTCATTGCAGATGAGCGATCAACTGTTAATGGAGTGTTGAGTAATCCATAGACAGAAGTTGAAAGATTAAATGGCTGAAGTGAAGCTGCGACATCTGTTCCAGTTACTTCGACAGATGGAGCCTTGACAAAACGATCAAAGATTCCCATTGGACAAAGAATACCATAAATGTCAAGTAATTTGACAATTTGGCATTTTGTGTCTAGCCAATAACGATGTCATCCTCTGCATCTGGAGCAGTAGCAAAATGGCAAACCATAGCCATTGCCACAGCTGCACAAATTGTTGAATTTGAAACCTTGCGCCCTAAATACCAACCGCCATCCTTGAATGGTAATTTAACGGCAGACAGAACTTGCTTTGTCAATTCCTCCTGGTTGCCATGAATAAGTCTCTGAGAAGTGATAGCCGAAAGCATCTCATCGCAGGCTTGTCCATAGACCGCGCCATCGATCGGAGTCGTTGGGATTCCTGCTGGAGCCAACCTTGCTGCGACTGCTCCTGAAGTCTGCCGAGAATAAGCAACAGTCTCGACCTGATATTTACGAACCCAATCAGCCACAGAATTAGCCATTTGCTTATCATCAAGATTTACAGGATTTGTATAAGTCTCTAAAAGGACCACAATGAATTTATCGCCATCGAATCTTTGAGCCGCGAGCAACGCAGCTTCTCTGCGATCTGGTGATAGGTCAATCGCCATCCAAGTGGATTTTTCTTTATCAAGTTTGGCTTTAGGCTTTCCACAGGCAATCCATGAGGATGGGTTGATCGCTGGGTTGATTTGAGATACCCATTGGCAAAGGAGTTCAGTCCGGACGATCGATTCATCATCCATCATTGCGGCTTCTAAGTTCTCGATGCTAATTGTGTACCCCAAAGATGGATTGGCTTGTGCCCAGGCATCTCGGTCATCGATCTTGCACCCTGGCTCAGCCGACCATTCAAACCAACCGATGCGATCATCAGCCCCAGCCGCTGCTGCAACTCCTCTTTCGCGTAGGCGATTAAGAATTACAGAATGTTGATCACCGGCATTACTAAAAATCAAAGTCTGCGGATTAGGCGTTGCCATTTGGGTATATCGAAGCGATGACCAAACTTCATCATCATGAAACTCTCGAACCTCATCCATGTACACAGTATCCGGAGCGGCAATACCACGAGAGGCTGAGTTATTGGCTCGGACTAGGTAACGCTCACCAGTAGAGAGCTTGATTTCCTGCGATCCCTTAGATTCGTACTTCTTTCCAAAGCGATCTGCAAGATGAGCAAAGGATTGGATTGTGTCATCAATCTTCCAGAAAATTTCAGATGATGTTGTCAGTTTGTGAGCTGTGTGAACCTGCAATTTCTGCTCTAAGGCATACATTCGCCATAGAATCATAAGCTGCATAAATGTAGATTTGCCATTCTGACGGCTAATAATCACGCCCACTTCCTTGAAATACCACTTGTCATCCTCGGTGACTTTGCAGATTTCATGAGCCAAGAACTGTTGCCAAGGAAGCAAATTGAAACCTATTGATGCACAAAATTCGATAAAATCAATGCCATAACTAGGCAAATCTGGTGATTTAGTCCATATACGAGGTTCTACAACACCACGGTAAGCCGTATGAGGCTGTTCTGAGCCTGTTTGAGCCTTATCTGACATCTTATGACCTATTCATCCTGATAGTGGCTTATTTCGCCATTTTTCGGGATAAATGAACCAGGGAGGGTCGTGGGTGTCCTAGCACTCTCAAAAAACCTACCCCCCTTGCTAAAGTTACACGCACGACACAGACATTGTAAGTTGCTATCGATGTCGGAGCCTCCGAGTTTGCGTGGAATGATGTGGTCCACAGTATCACCCTCGAGTCCACACCTTTGGCAGGTCCTTTGATCGCGCCTTAATATGCGCTCTCTTATCTTTCGCCATTGAGAGCTTGATCCATTAGATAATGCAGACTTCTTCAATGCCAGCCCTTATCTTTAAAGTGTTGCCAGGCAATGCAAGGTTCACCATATCTATGACCTATGTAGTCTAAGCCCCATTGTACTTGCTCATATCCATTAAGTGTTGCTAGATACTCACTTCTTCCTTGTGGTATCCCATAATGTGATCCATTGCGTGCATCTGGATTCCATGCACTTTCTTTACCATACAGAGCTGCTAAGCATTTATATTCTTTGATATTGAAGTCTAATAAATATAACGAATACTCTTTGTAGCTTATGTATTCTTTAACGCTTGTAGAGCCAGCATTCTGCATTGAGAATAGAGATATCCCAAATGCTAGCAGCACCCCGCGAGCTATGCGCGTAACGCGCTCGCGGTGAGCCTTTGAGAGGCTCTGCGTGCTTAGCATACTGCCCTTGTCAAATCCATTTATAAAAGTGCTGGTCAGAGCGGCGTGTCGCTTCATTGAGACTCCAATCTATTGCCCTGTGGATAACTTCTGTGGATAACTATTTGTCTGTTTTATAGAACCCTTTGCCCTTAAAGTGCACAGCTGTGGCACTAAAGCCTTTGACCATAGGAGCATTACATAACTGACATGGCACTATTCGTCTATCGTCGAATCCATGATTGATCTCTTGAGATAGATTGCAGGTTGTGCATCGGTAGTCATAGGCTGGCATGTTAAACATTTCCTTATCATGTAGGACCCACATCCAGAACAACGGTCGATGTCTGCCTCTGTAGGTTTGATGTCGATGTGACCGTATTTAAGCTTTAACAATTCAAGCAAGTCCTCTAAACGGATGACGGCGGCATACTCACGCACATCACTTCCTTGTCCGTTTAATCTCAGGACTGCAAACCCCAATTCCCCCGAAATGGTTGTGCGAGCCTTTATCTGAGCGAGAACTGCCTTAGGCTCGAATCCAGACCTTGCTTTGACCTCGCAGTCAAATGGAACGCCTTGAATGTCTTTGCCTTTTCCGCGACCAACGGATGCGAACTTCCAGACTGATGATAGGTAATCAGCTACTAGTCGCTCTGTCGCAAAACCTCTGTACTTTCTGTGCTGACTAGCCATTGACTGCTTTGCACTTAGCGCATTGCCATGTAACAATTCCATTGACTGAATCAGATGAAATGTCTGCTAACTCGCGAATTTGGACTGGTTCATTGCATAACTGACAGGCAATAAAGGCTGACATTAAGTCTAGCCATTCGCCATTGATCTTAATACCGATGTTACCCATTACACTCTCGCTTTCTGTGGTTGCCATTTACCATCTGATCCTAAGTTGTACCAATTTGTAGGACACTTAGCTTCGCCTGTGCGTGGTGCATGACTGCAGAAGTATCCGCCCCATGCTCGCCCGTTCTTTTCGCCTTCTTTCCAGATTTGGCTCCCATGCTCGCATGATGGAACCTGAGCAGCTTCTGGCGTGCCGAGAATGTCCTGCACTAAATCTAACGCCTTATCAAGTTTGACAGGCGCATCGACTACTTTGTTGTATTGATTGACAGGCGTAGTCCAGTAATCCTGATCATCTACTTTAACCTCTTGCACCGGTGGCTTAACTGGTTTAGCAGCTACAACCTTGCTCATTTCCTCTCGACTTGGTTTGTGCTTGTCAATTCCGATGTTCGCATGACCAAGCGCAATACCAATTGCCGAAGTAACAGCGTTTTCCAAAGCAAAATCTTTATTAACACCACGGTCCGAAATAACCTCATTTGCAATACCAGCCGAGAATGGCTTTTCATCTGTGGTTTCTCTAAAAAGCCTTGCAATAACGATAAAACGCTTATCAGACCATTCAAGAATTTCTGGATCGATACGTCCATTGGGAAACCTCTTCCAAAACTCAATAACTCTTTCACGAACAGTTGTATATTCCGAAAGATTAAACATAAAGTTCATTCTCCTGGGTTGCTAGCTGACCCATCAAGGCAATGTAAGCTGCCCCATCGATATAGTTGTCGGCTTTGTTTGGATTGCCGGTGGTTGCTCTAGCGATCTTAACCATTGCCAAGATTGCACAGACTTGATAATCCGTTACTGGCATTTGTAGATAAGCTGAGATCATCATGGCTGCGTGTTCCATGTTATCTGCTGGATGTCCATAATCATTTAGACCACGATCTTGGATGATGTCTGTTGCACTTTGTAAAATCTCTTTATATTTCATTCTTCCCAAAACTCCTGACGATTGACGGCTCGACCTCGATGCCATCCTTCCCGAAGTCCGCGCTCATGTCCAGTTCTATAAGCATCTATGGCTATAAGTGTCATTGAGAATATAAGCCCTATGAAACACAGAGCTAGTGCCTTTTCTTGAATTGTCATTTTGCTCCCTTTCCAGCAATATCTTTGCTGTTGGGATTAGTGTGACATCCGAATCAGATTTATCTGGGATATTTTGGTAACGAAACGATAACGATTTATTGGTACAACTTTCCGTACAATGTAAATGATCCATCCTTGTTGATAGGCACAAGCATCGGACTGACATGGTTTCCATGTGTCTCTATGACTGCCACGCTCATCTGCCAATTAGCGGCTCCAGCCTTCAAATAAGAGGCTTTCTTCTTATCCATGATGTTTCCCGCTTCGAGCCCCCACAAAGTCCTGTATGAGGCTCCTAGACCCTCTGTATATGCTGATATGCCCGCCCTGTGCGTATGTCCACAGACTACAGATTTGCCAAACTTTTTAGCCAAGCCAAGAGCTGTAAGCCCGGCATTTTGATTCATCGATCCTTCATCGCCATGGACTAGGACCCAGCCTCTATGGAACTCAAATGGCTTCTTATGAAAACGTATCCCCAAGTTTGCGAAATCCATAAAGCGGGAGTATTCGAGTTCTGGAAGTCCGATGAGACTAGGAGCTCCTCTAACGAGAGTGTGGTACAAACGATCGGTATGGTTGGATCTTGTAATGTCGGTTGTCTTGAGATCCCAAAGGATGTTTTGAGCCAAACTTCGATCGGCATCTAATTGACCCTCATATTCTAGATGTGTGCCTTTAGCCCACTTTGACTGGGATTGCATATCAAGCTCATCGCCTGTATTGAGTACGAGATCAAACTTCTCTCGATTTACTAACTTGATCAGATTCTTAATTGCTTGCTCATGATGATATGGGATTTGGCAATCCGAGATCACCAGATAGCGTTGTTTAGTCATCATCCTCATCTTCGTAATCGCCGAACTTCTCTGGATCGACTGGAGTAGGCAAAATCCAACCAGGATAAGCAGAAGGTTCGACAATAACTGCCAAGGCTAAATCAACTTCGAAACCTGCTCTGCGCAATGCGCGATACATCTCCTGCAAGCTGATAGCCCATGCATCGAGTGCGCTGTAGGTATCTAGATCGATAATCTTCTTTTTTGCCATGAGATAATTGTTACCTCTCTAGGAGACGGATTACAGTTTCGACACGCTCTTCAAGTCTGCTAATTCTGTCATTCATCGAGCTTCCACCATTGGGCTTTAGCTCTGCTAGGTAATGCTTTACTAACCACTTGACTGAGCCAATAAATGAACCAATAACGGTCGTAGCAGCAACAGCAAGAGCCGCCATGTCCATCGCAGTCATTACCTTTTCGGTGTTGCATATCCAAACACTCCTGAAAGGACTGCGAATAGGATTGCGCGGTAGTCGAGTGTGAAGTTAGTTGCGGACCACGCTGCTAGAAATGCTCCAACTGCTAGGACTATTGGGTGCTTCATTTTTGCTCCTCATCTGGGATGTCGATTATTTCAACAATATTGTCATTTGGCTTTGATGGATCATAACCACCAATTCCATAAGTAATCATTTTAGCCATTATGCCTTCCTCAAAACTACAATAAATCCGCTTTGTGATTCAACCAATGTTCCTGCTGTAGCAAAAGCACCGGAGATTGAAGATTCATACCAACACGGTGAGTTAAAATTGAATGAGTTTGCATACTTCATCATAGCTGGATATGTAATGCCAGTTGACCCAGCAAATGAATTTGTTGTTGCTGCCGTTTGTGTGTTTGACGCTAACCAGTACCAACCAGCATTTAATGTTTGGCTTATTGTAATTAAATATTGAGTAGATGCTACTGTTGCTGATACAGTTCCAGCATCAAATGCTACCGTTGTCGGAATACCGCCAGAATTATTATAGACACCTAACCGAACAACCGCTGTTCCAGAAAAGTTTGAGCCTGTTCGAATAGCAATACGATCAAATGTTGTTGTTTCTGATAAATAAAACGGCATATAACTTGTCCGATTTAATGTCGCAGTTGTATTAGCTGTAGCAATAACTTGAGCACCAAAAAATTCACCAGATTTGAAACCCAAGCTTTGTATTAAGCCTGCTGCTCCTGTAGCACCTGTAGCACCTGTGGCACCTGTGGCACCTGTGGCACCTGTGGCACCTGTGGCACCTGTCGGTCCAGTGGGACCTATTGGACCAGTCGCACCTGTTGCTCCTGTGTCACCTTGAATGCCCTGAATACCTTGTGGACCCGTCGCACCTGCTGGACCTTGTGGACCAGTCGCACCTGTAGGTCCTGTTGCACCTGTGGCACCTGTGGCACCTGTCGGTCCAGTGGGACCTTGTGGACCAGTCGCACCCGTCGCACCTGTTGTACCTTGAATACCTTGAATACCTTGTGCGCCGGTTGCGCCGGTTGCGCCGGTTGCGCCGGTTGCGCCTGTAGGTCCTGTAGGACCTGTAGGTCCTGTGGGACCTGTCGCTCCGGTTGCACCAGGTGCACCAGGTGCTCCGGTTGCACCAGTTGCACCTGTGGCGCCTGTGGGACCTGTAGGTCCAGTCGCACCTGTAGGTCCAGTTGCTCCTGTAGGACCTGTCGCGCCTGGATCACCTTTTTCGCCTTTAGGACCAGGGAACAGATTGTTAGAGCTAATGGTTACTCTAGCCATTTGTGCCTCCTAGCATAGGGATGTTAAAAAATGTTTGATCTTCATCAGCAGTTTTTGCAAACGAGACATGGATGTGATGTTTGTGGGCATTGATGCCTGTGTATTTAACCCATCGCCAAAAGGATTTGCGTGAGCAGATTTTGCCCATGTGGATAATGTAAGTAATTCGTCCTGTGGATTTCGCATATTCTCGAATCTGATCTGCAAGATAAACGGACGTTCCTTTCGCCCTGTTGAGGTCAGCATCAATGTCAATGGCGCGTACCCATCCCTGAGCATCTGGATTGTGATCAGACTTGCGAGCAGAGTGTTTGGTATCACCGATCCACCCATCGGAAGTTCGATCTCTATCTGGGAAACTGTCATCAATCTGCTCTCTCAGTTGAATGGCAGATTTACTCAGGCGCGGCTTCAACAGTCGTTGCCTTCTTGCGAGCAGCTAATTCTTCTTTAGTCATATCGCGAATGACTTCTTCACCGGTTGAGCAGTCAATAATTAAAATTTTTGCCATTACATGCTCCCATAGATTTTGATAGTTCCTGTGGAAAAAGAACCAGTTGATGTAGTTAAATCGATACGATTGATTTGCTCTTTGGTAAACCAAGCACCTTCAAATCCACTCATGGCGACTCCACTGAAAATCGTTCCACTTGCTGTAGTTAATCCCGAAGTATTATCTAATGTGATCGATATACTTTGTCCAACATCGAAATTAGTGTCACCAAAACTAAAACCTGTTTTAGAACCAAAAACGCTATTCCAACTGCCATTTCCCTTAATTGCTGTAGAAACATAATTTGTTGAGCTGTTATTCAAGCTCATATACAAAAAAGCGTTAGTTGTTAAATTGCCAGCATAGGTAATTCTGTAAAAATTATAAGATGCCAAAGATGTAAATGAAACTGTTCCAACACCAGTCGGTGTAGATGATGCGATTTCAACCCAATTGCGACCTATTGCCGGTGCTGGTACCTGTGAGATTCCCACTATGCGATCTCCATCCCTGAGATGTGGAAATTCACCGCTGTGTTAGAGGCTCCACCCTTGATGGTCTTTGTTGTTGCCAATACCTGCTTGCAGTCAATATAGATTGTCGTGTTGCCTGCAATAGTGGTTGCTGTATGGATAGCAATGTCATCTAGTGCCATTGTAAATGTGTAAGCAGTAGAAGAAGTATTAACCACCGCGATGTTAGTCACAATGGCTGTTGTGCTTGCTGGGACCGTGTAAAGGGTCGTTGTAGTCGTAGTTGTTGCTGCTCCACGAAATAGTGCTTTAGCTGTATTTGCCATTAGTAGGCTCCCATCAATGCGGCAATGACTTGGTCTTGAACGGTTGAGTCAGCAGATGAGCCAAGAGTACGGATTGCCGATGCTCCGTTTTTGACCAATGCTGTGTCATCTGGTGTGGACCAGCTGAAATGTGTTGTAGTTGCCATTCATGCTCCTAGTCGTATGTTGCCCATTGTACCGTAGCCCCGACCGCATTCCATGCAAGAGCGGCTGAGACATCCTGCCAGCGTGTAGGCTGGATTGAATAACTTGACTCGCTTGTGATCAGCGCGATTGCAGCTTGATTGCGTGAGACTTGTAGAGTCCAACCTTCAACAAAGCCATAGTAATTTGTTGGCATCAACGGAACTGGAAGTCCTGAGATGCTGATCGCCTTGCCCATAGTCATCTGCAAAAACTTGTCAAGGTCGGCTGATGAGACATTGGGTGAATCTAACTGAATCGTGAATGACGACATATTGATTCTTGGGACTCGCCGAAGTGCGACATACTTGTCTGCCAGTTCTTGAGCCTCAGCAGCATGTTCTAACTCTGTGCTAATCGATGCTCCGAGCAACCCATAAGTCGCAATAGATGTGGCATCACTTGAAGTTATAGTGCCTGACTTCCATGTCAAATTGATTGAGTTAAGAATATCGCCCAGAGACTTGGAAGAGGCTACTGATCGCCACAAAATGTAATTCTCTGGGATTGCTTGATAGCCAGTAGCAGTCACGGCAATAGTTCTGCGAGACTCATTAGCCCAACCGACTTTGCCGTCTGCTGTTTCGTAAATGTAGCCGTTAGCCATGCCACCATATTTAGCAGCTGTGGTATAGGCATCTGCTACAAACGCGCCAGTAT